CTGTCACAGTCGCGCCATCGCCTACCGTCCCGACGATCCCAGAGTGGGAGTAGACTTTCGTCTTGGCGGACGTAAGGTCGGACTGAATAGCCGACTCCCATAGGGAGAGCGTCGAGTAGTCGCCCCCAGTCGCTCTGATTGAACAGATGAACTCGGTCGCCATTTACTGGACGGTCCCAGTGATCCCCGTCACGCGGCTAAGCTCAGCGTAGAGCGCTTCCTTGAGTGCCGTATAGACGCTGATCGGCGGCGTCTGGGCGTTCGCCTTCTGGTCGGCGGCCTGGACGGCGCTGAGGAAGTCCGAGCCCGAGAGCGTCAGCACTTTGTCCCGATTGACTGGGCGGAAGACCGCTGGACTCACGCTCGTGTCCATATAGCCTTCGTCATAGGAGATATGGATCGCCTGGCCGTCCAGATCGACCGCGAAGGCATTGATCTCGATGGTGTCGATGGTCTGATTGATCGTTGTTGGAGTGCTCAGAACAAGAGGCATCTCAAACTCCTACCATTTTGCTAGTCGCCTTTTGGGTCGCGATATCGAAGGAGTATTTCCGCCGTCTGCGGATGCCGCCCCGGATGGTCTTTTGAAGGGCCGGAGCCAAGCGTTTGATGCGCAAAAAGGCGCGTGGATAGCGATCCCGGAGTGTTTCCGGCTCACTCTCGATCAGATGCTGAAGGTCTGCAACTGGAATACCCGGCATCCGCACGATCTTGAATTTCGGCTCGAAGGTCGCATCCGGGCGGCCCCAGTCGAACCCGTCCTCGCGAACGTCCACCACGTCGCCTGCTTTGTAGGCTCCCTCACGGTCGGTCTTGGGATCAGGATGGTGATGCGACTGCATCACGACGATGAGTTCAGCCATCATCCAAGCTCCTTCAAGCGTTCAATGGTCATGCCATCTTCATTCTCTACAGCACCTACAGTGTGTCCTGGAGCGACTGAATCTAGAAGCCAAGAAACTATTTTCGCTATAGGATGACTACTGAGTATCCCAGCCTGTTTATGCTTACCCAAGATGCCGCTAATAGTCTCATCTGGATATCCCCAAGGACCGTCAAAGGTTCTGAATCCTATCAAATTCAGAACAGGACCTAATATGACATTGGCGAATTGATCTAATCCTATCAGTATCCTTATAGGATAAGAGTGCTTCATAATGAAAGCCGCTTAAGACAACAGAATATACTAGACGCAATTATAGCAATTATCAGGCAGATAGAATATATCAGATCTCTTTCAATACAAAGAGTGAATTACATAGTCCAGTCCTAGGGGAATTTAGATTGAATATGACTATTCCATGAGGTCTAAGTTTCTTGTTCATCTTAGATATCATGGCTTTCAGACTATTCCTGGCTTTATCTAATGGATACTCAGGACCATAAATAGCAAAAGACAACCGCTCGATATTCAGCGGTTGTCTAGCTTTGGACAGCTCCCTGATTATAGCTGAACTTATAGGTCCGAGAATTATCTTCTTACCGTCTGGACATATAATCCCAGCTCCATAAAACACATATGACTTCTTTATCTCGTGACCGCATACTGGACAAGATATTACTGAATCTTCTCTCCTATCCATTAGTCATCTGTTTATTCAGATACTTTCTAGAAGTTGCCGAATCAAGCCTCTTACGGATAGGATTAGGCTTGTAATACCTTGCAATTCCTGCCTTCACTAGAGCCTCAGCCTTTTCCTTCTTGAAGCCAGCTATCTCTCCCTCAGTAAAAGGAGAATAAGAAATGTTGAACTTAACTGGAACCAGATCAGTCATTCTTTTTCAATCCTCTTCCTCTTTTATGCAGCCTAATTATGTCTAGCAGCTGATTCACCTCTTGTATAGCGCCATCTAACGTCAGATATGAAGTCTTATGCTTCTCCTGCTTCTCCTTGTACTGATTGAGCCTGTCTAACAGAACTTCTTCTGTTAGAGGTCCTTCCCATTGATCATTGCCATAGGCATATGTCGTTGGAATCTTAAGTAGAGCAGAGTCTTCAGGGATTTCTACCGTATATCCTCTGCCTCTAGCTAAACCGATAAGATACTCAAGATTCGGACGCTGAGTAAAATACTCAGTATCTGCAGACATGTCCACTCCAGTCATCAAGATATGACTATACCCGCAGTACATTCCAAACCCAAGCATCCACGCTATCGAGCTTCCAAAGTAGTTCCTGTCTTTTTCAGAGTTGGAAAGCTTCCAAATGAAGTTTCTGACGTCTTCTTCTGGAAATGGGACTACTTTCGGCACATGTTTCTTTATTCCAAACTTTTCTATGCTCTCCTTCTGCATATATACGGGCACATTCAGACCCTTTAGCCATCCAAAATAGTCTCCTCTGATGGCCTTACGGTCGTCAGTGAATCTGTGTAGATCGAAGCATACTGATGCCCTAGGTACCTTTGCCCAAGCAAGAGCCCAGATATCGTATGAACGATCCCCCCAGGGAGTGTCATCTAGAGTTGAATCAGCGGAGCCGACAATACATAGCTTCTTTGTTTTAGAAGGGTCACTTCGCTTTGCCATTATGGACAGAGATCCTTTCTACAGTGTTTCCAAAGTCATTGCATACAAAGCAGGTATGATCAAATACTACTACGCAATATTGATCCTCCTTTTCAAACTTGATCATGCATACAGTAATAGGATCTCCTGCCTCTAAATCTTCATTGGTATCCTCATCCAGATACAAGTAATGTCGATCAAACTTTGAGAACAGAACATCGAGCTTCTGTCTATCAATATTGATGTTCTGCTTTGTGTAAGTGATGGACTCAACGTTATCAAGAACGAGCCATTCATAGTTACTGTTACGGATCTTAAGAAGCATGTTTCATATCTCCATGAGTTAGGTGGCTTCTAGAGTATTATGCCCTAGAAGCCACCAGTACTTACAACACTAGATTACTGCGGAAGAGTGTCAGATCCACCAAGAACAACGGTAGAAGCAACAGGGATCGTGGGACTAGTACCGCCAGTAAATCCAACGGTCACAACAACCCGAACATACCGCTTAACGGTAGCAAGATCCACATCCACTTCCGCAGAACTGTTATCAGCGCTCACAGTCGTCACCGCAGCACCACTAACATCAGCCCAACCAGAGGTGCCGTTATCAGACTCCTGGAGCTTAGCATCAACCGTCTGAGCAGTAGGACCACCAGAAGCAGCCCCAGCCATAACCATCAATACACAGCTCTGGAATCCCTGACGATCAATAGCAGAACCATTGATCGTAGCAGCGGCACTGTCAGTGGGATTAATGCCAGCGACCGGCTTGACATAAGCGCCGACGTCATGCATACGAGGGAAACTCATATCACATACTCTCTATTCCAACGCTACAGCGTCGATTACCAAGTAATGCCGGTCTTAACGGCAGCGGCTTCAGCATGAACAAGAGCGAAGTCATGCCGAATAATGGCCCGGATGACAGTCTGGTCACGCGTGAACGAAGACACCAGAGTCGAGCCTTCGAGATAGCTCGCCGAAGTATCGACCGCAATCTCCATATCACCGGCCTCGGCGATGAGCGTATCCGACATATTGACGAGATACAGCTCAGTCTCGTTACTACCAGCACCCAGATTAGTGGGGATAGAGTTGGTAGTAAATACCGGGAATCCCAAGATAGTAGGATTGTTGGTCCTGAGCTCAGGATAGAGGAGATTACCGCCAGCACTGTCACGCTTAGCAAGGAGATTATTCTTGCTGCGCGGAGCCATAAACCAAACAGGATTGGTCATATCAACGTCGCTGCCCTCAAGGGCCTGGACGAGATCAGTGAAATCCTGCTCGATCTGAGCCGTGGTCGTACCGTTACTGGCAGTCACATTCGCACTGGCAGCCCAATAGCGGATACCTTTCGGCGTGCCATTGGTGCCATCGTCGCGGAGGAAAGCCTGATCCTCACGAACGGCAATGCGCCGCACCAAGCTGTTACGGACGAACGTGTCAGCAGAGTTGCCAGCAGAGAAATCAAGGAGATCATTACTGATCGGAACCAGAGCAGCCAGCTTCTTAGCCGAGAGCTGGATCTGGCCGCCAGTAGGCTGGGTGCTAGAGATATCCTTGTTCTCGCCGACATACGTCGCCGTGATATCGCCCGTCTGCTTAGGCAGCGTCAGAGTGCCACGAGGCATGGGAACGACAGGAGCGCCAGCCGCACGCACAACGGTACGCGGACGGAGGAGCTCAATAATATCGGTCCTCATATCCTCAGGAACGATGAAACCACCAGCAGTGAAGTTCGAAGCTCCAAGAGCCTTGATCACAGAATTGGTGAGATCATCATCCCCATAAGCCTTCTTAAGCCAGTGACAAGCCCTCTCAGGATCACCCTTGGTAGCAGCGACAGCACGAAGCATACGAGCAACGCCAATACCACGCTCCTCCATGCTCCGCTTCCTAGGCTCTTTGTGCGTATTGATGTACGCACCCCAGTTGGTGACCTGCTCCTTGAGCGGCTTGACTGCCTCTTCGACATACTCCTTGACTGCCTCAGAAACAGTCTCGGAAATAAGGCCCTTAAGATCGGCCATAGTGACCTTGGCCTTCGACTCAGTCTTAGTCTCAGACTTAGACTCGTCCTTAGCCTGGGTCTCTACTTTCTTGTCATCAGTAGCTTTATCAGCCATCTACGTCTTCCAATACTATGCGGCACTGCCGCAGTCCACTAGAGGAAAACTACTCGACTATCCCCTTGATTCTATTGATAGCCTTATTGATTTCCTCTTTACACACTTCCTTCAAAACCGAAGGAAGTAACTCAGCAACCATCTCTGCCACCTCATCTTCCTGTTTGGAAGATTTGGTTTCTACAAGAGTTTCTACCACATCTTCCTCAAACTCGACTACCTGCTCATCCGGACTTGAATCCTTCTCCTCCTCAGCAGGCTGCTCTTTGGCCTCAACAAGCTTCTCTTCGATGGAAGAAACCTTCTCCACGAGAACCTTGAGCGTCTCTGAAAGCTCATTGAGCTTGAGGTCATGATACATTACAGCAGATTTCAGATCAAATTCCTCAGAGTATTCAGAGGACTCCGCAGAGTATTTCATGCCGCAAACTGACCTATAATACTCTGCGCCATCAGCACAATATTCCTTCGAGAGGACAAGAACGACACACTTATCGTCTTCCGAATATGCCAAATAGTGCTTAGCTACGTCCTCTGCTTCAGACTGGGTGCACTCACCAAGATCACAGAAGAGCTCTATGGAGTCGTCGGCATTAAGCTTCACAAGAGCGAAGCCGTCACCGACGACATCCTTGTCTTCTGAAGCCGGAATCTCATCCACGATATCGTGCTCGCCCCCGCTCTTCTTTATGGACAAGCTCTTATCTACAGATTCTATGGAACTTATCCCCTTTTCTAGATCATCTTCAGTATCGAAGAACAGCTCTTTGAACAGGAATAAGCTCAATACATGCTCAGCAGCTTCGTCTTTCGACTCACAGGCCATCCTATGAGCTTCATACAGCTCAGGGTGCTTATCAAAAGGAGCATCCCTGTCGAAATCGGATTTGAAGTGTCTCCTCAAATGGCTCTTAATGCCGCTGACATCTGCCTCAGGAATATTCGCCTGATTGAGTCTTCCAGCAGCAGCTACGATGCCTCTAAAAACGACTGCATGTCCACCAGAAGCCCTGTGATGAGGGAATTTGAAATCTCCCTTAACGAGATCCCCTCTAGGCTTGTTCTCCCTCCAAGCCGACATAACCATAAGATCTGATACATCGGCATTCTTTACTTCCTTCCCAGCATCCCAAGTAGCTTGCAGGTTCCTATCAACAGGAGTCCCATTTGGATGCGCAGCAGCCCACGTAATAACGCGCTTTATCTGCACATCAGGATTTTTGCTAGTATCCTTCTTGTCCTCACTGTCATTATCTTCATTCTTTATGGACTCTAAGTTCTTCTTCAGAAGGTCGTCTTGCTTTTTCTTGGAAAGCTTGAAAACAGAATTCTCCTGCTTACCAGAAGACATGAAGAAGTCCTTCTTATCTGCGATCTTGTCCCTAAGAAGAGCAACGAAGCGTTTTGGAATCATGAGAGCAGATTTATATTCCTCCCAATCATCCAAAACATTTCCATACCAATCATACAGCTCTTTTGTATCTATCCCTGCAGCCTTAGCTTCTACAAGAGCCTCAGGATTAGAAGGAACGGGAACTATAGAGAACTCTAGAAGCTCCTGCTTTATGAAATTAACACCGAAGGGACGGTCCTCAAAATCTGGGTCTTCCTCTGAAACCCTCTCAAATTTCATAGGCAGGAAGCCTACAGAAGTCGCCTTGAGGAAGCCACCCTTTATCATCCGGAATATCATATCCCCGAAGGGATAGATATCAGCAGTAATGAACTCAGCAGTAGCCTTAAGCTTATCATCTTCCACCCTTATGTTGGAAGCCTTGGCTACCGGAGGCTGTCTATTGTCGTGAGAGAATAAGACGACAGGGTTCTTTTTGAAGTTCTTAAGAACGAAGCCCTTTGGATTCAGTGTATCCTTATCTCTATCCACGATCCCAGTGGATATAACGAAATCTATCTTTCTAGATTCATCGTCTGATGGGACTTTCACCTCATCAGGAATGTACGACTTTATGACTCCAATATTCTCAGACGTACCCCTTTCAAGAGTCTTCTTGAATGTATTGGAGTCTACAAAGGTTATCTTTTCAGCCATCACAGTGTTCCAAGAACAGATTGAACATAAAGCATCAAAAACCAAATATCACAGTGATCAATTTTTTGCATGGTATATCAGAATTCTAGATTCAACAACAGTACCCACATCTATTATTTCCTACTTTTTATCTGATCGATGATAGCAGAGGTTATTTGAGGGATCTTCTTCTGGACATCCTCTACTATATCGTCTATCTCTACAGGAGAGTCCTTCGGAGGATTATCAGGAGGTATCTGAGTAGCAGAACCGCTGGAATCTACTCGTATGACGCCAGGCTGCTGAATAAAGACCTCTCCATCGGGACCAAGACTAGGTAAACCGGCTTCTAATCTCCACTCATTGACAGTAAATGCAGCAGGCATAGCTCTCATAACGCTGAGCTGGTGTTCCTTGTCCTCAACGATTGGAGACGTGAAATCCAGTATAAGCCTATCATCAAACTGGGGGATCAGTCTATTCTGTAGAGTAGTGCGTATAAGTTCTACTCTAGGGAGGATTATATCCTTGGTCCAGAACAGGTCAGAAGCGACAATAGTGCTCCTATTGCTGTTTCCATGAATAGCAATGCGCCCACATCTCCTCGTTATGAAGATCCCATTAGG